AGATAGCGGCCATGTTTAAAGGGTTTGCAATGCCATTGCGGGCATGGGGTGCTAGAGTGCCATCCTGAAATCTCTCAATAGATCAAATGCTTATCAGGTTTTAGAGTCGCATGAGATGTTGTATGGCACTCACCCAGTGCTTTATGGAGCCAGTGTAGGTGCGACATAAATCCACGCTGCATACGTAAAAAAGCACATACCGGTGCAAAAAAATAAAAACCCGAACAACCCCGTCCCCCAGATCCATATGTCCCACCAATCAGAAGTCTCGGGTGATTGCTTGCGAGAGTTGATCTGCAGACTGTTGAGCTGGCCGAACCTAAAGTCTCTCCCGAGCATAAGCAATAATGTCAGTCCGATCAGTATCATCGCCGAGGTCAGGCTTACCCATGCTCCACGAACTGGGCTTACCGCCTCTGGCGGTAGCACAACACCCGCTGAGAAGAATCCAGCACAAACTGCAAGCGCCCCACCACTGACGACAAAAAACATTTTTACTATGTCCTGAGCACGCTGGGTGATCCGCTCTTGAGACGCGTTGTGTTCGTCTACCAGGAGGTTGTAATCCTCAATATCCTGCTTTGATTCTGGCACTTGTAACTCCTTTCTTGGGGGGTGGGCGGGACTTATTTTGCGTTGCGCTGCCTAGTGTAAATCTGTGCGATGAGCACGGGGGAAGGGCTGAAAAACAGTTCCTAAACAAACGATAGAGGTCTTATTCTACGCGGTCTGCAGAGCATTCATTCTGCCAGAGTTTAGGAAAGGATTATCGCTGCAAGCCACGGCCCGCTTGAATTTTCATATCGGATTGCAAATCCGCCCACGCCGGTTCGATTCCGGCTTCGGCCTCCACATTCGAAAGCCCCGCAGATCAAGGTCTGCGGGTTTTTTTTATGCCTGCGATTTCACGATCACTTCCGCAACTTTTAGGATCACTTCCGCAATCGGCTTCTTTTCAGCGCGGAAGCGAGGTCGCTTGTCAGAGGGGTGGTGTAAACCACCCATGTTTCGTCTATTTTAGGCGCTTGGATATTAGGGGAAATGTGAAAGCCCTAGAATCGATGAGGCTATGAGTATAGGCTAGTTATCTTAAGTTGCTTGCGCACCAGCGAGGGTCCTTTGACCCCCACTGAATTATTGACCAGCCAGGATCGTATTCGTTATCGCATTTAAGAAGTGCGTAAGTTCGTTTTGGGGTGTGTTTATCTAAAGGTTCTAAAGGCCCAACCAGCATTGCGCAATGATCATCGTTTTTCTCTGGCCAAAACTTGCTTAAAGATAGGCTCGAAACTATTGCAAATTTTGCTTGGGACCTATTTGAGAGCGCGAAGGCTCGTTGGTGCCCCCATCGCCCAACTGATACTCCAGTATCGAGAATGGGCGTAAAAACCCAGTCAGGCTGATAGTGGGTAACAATATCTTCAGCCATAGGCATTGCTTGTAGGTCTTGGCAAATCAAAACCACGCATCTCCCAACACCATCTAAATCTACAACGACTAGCATTGAGCCTGAAGTATTATCTTCTTTAACGACAGCCGATCCTGGATCGGTCATTCCATATGTAGTTGCTGCTAATTTACCAATCCCGGAGGGCCAGAGTTTTCGCTGTCTCCATAGCTCGATACCAAGAGAATTGACTACACGTGATTCGTTCCAAGATTGACCTTCATGTTGATTAATTGTATTTCCAGAGCCTGCTACAAAAATATTTGGCGCAGCATCAACTTCGTGGAGTCTTGAGCATATTTCATCTGCATGCTCTTCATGTACTAGAAATTCAGAGGCGACCGCTATGTCAATTCCTTGGCAGTGCTGTAGTACTTCAATAACTGCTTCTACGACATCGTAGTTTGGTGATGCTGAGTATCTAGCTCGGTTACTTCCATAGGCATAACGTTCTTCAAAAATTATGTGCTCTTTATCTTTGCCTACAGGTATTGCTGCGAATTTTTCTTGGCCTGCCTCTGAAACTACACTTACTCCGGAATCAACTCCTGGTGAGATGACTTTTAATTCAATCTGAAATGGTGTGTCATTAATTTTAACTACGCGAGGAACCACTGAGAGGGCAGAAAATCTATCAAGTAACGATTCACCTGATGAGTCGAATTCACCTCTGTTTTTGCGGCATAGAGGTCCTCTAGGTACTAAGTATGATGTTTCATCTGACCAGTACTTACCCTTTGAGAGTCTATCTTGGCGAAATTGTATTAGCCAGGCTGGTAGATGAACCTTTCCTCTTATTGCTGGAGAAAGGACGAGCGACCTTGGATGAATGCGTAGAAAAAAATTATCTAGCACTTTCATTGCATCTAAGATCACGCCGCGATGATTAGGGTCATCTAAAGGCAGGCTTAGAAGAGATTTCAGAACTCCAACAAAGTTGGTTTTATCTTGTTCGAGCGATGTTGAAAGTTCCTCGCATCGAATAAGGTTGTGCGTATCTGAGTTTGTAAGTTCTGATGGCAGCCATTTACAAGCCGTCCGCCAGCAAGATACGAACGCATAGCCTACATCATCAGAACTGCTTAGGGCCTTAAAAAGCAATTCTGCTTCGGTCTTCTTCATGGGTTTTGTCATGCGAAGAAGCTCCTTGCTCTAAGTAAGTTTGGGTAGCTAAATACATCAACTCCTAGTTTTTCAAGGGAGGTTACGGCTTCAAAGATTGGGGTCTTTATTTTATCAATATCATCATTTTTTAAAGTGTCTCTGCGTCGCAAAAAGTTTCGGCATATTGTGTCAATAGCCTCGGCAGCGTCGCCTACTGCTTTCCCTGTATCCATTTTAGGGTCAATACATATTAATATATTTGTTATGCTTTCTAGAACTAGCAGGACTCCATGAGTGGAGCGGCCGAAAGCATTTGCCAGAATGGTTCGATCACTTGGGGATAAAAGAGCCACGGACAAGAGCGAATGTGCAATCTCTGCCTTGGCATGCCCTTTTAAATTAACAACGAGTTTGGAAATTCTAGGGAAATGTCTGATCCCTAAAAAGCCTCCGGGCCAGAGCTTGAGGGCATCGCGCAAATTACTTAGCGCCTCGTGGCTATGCTCGGTGCCTAAGGTTTCAGCAACTCGTATGTTTAGTATGTAAGCAAGAGTTCGGGATTCGCTACTAAGCGCTCCGTCAAAATCATTTAAGATTGAAAGCGCCTTGCGAAAAAGATAAGAGCGTTCTTCATTTATAGTGGTGCAGTATGTCCCTCGTGCGTACTCAACGTCCGCTCTTGAAGCGGCTAGATACTCGAGTTGATCAACTGCCAGGTTTTGGTAGTTGTTAGTAATCCCTTCAATTAAGTAAGATATTTCAGCCAGCACTTGTTCCACGCCATCCGAATCAGCGTTTTGCTGGACAGCAACTAGAACTGCCTTGCGCTTATAGTTTATTCTTTTAATCGAATTTGCGACTGTCGATGACTCTGCAAGAACTCCATCTAGCTCCTCAAGAAAACTTAATTGGAGATCTACTGGATGCATGAACCAAAATGTCTCAACCATCGATTCGAGTATTTGTTGAAATAGGGTGCGCCATTTTTGGTGGTCTGCTGCGTAAAGTACTCTAACCAATTCTACGCTACGTGACCTGACCAGCATTGGTATCTCTGGCTCAGTAAAATCGTTCACATTGTCTACAGCGTCAATTAGGGCCTTGACGTACTCAAACGCTATCTCGCCTATCTCGTACTGTGTTTCAAGCGCTCCCTCAATAAGATTGCGCAATTCATCTAGAGCTCGTTCGGGCTCAAATCCTCCAAGCTTCTTGATGTATTCTAGTGTTGCTTGTTTCGGCATAAGGCGTCGGCGAGCCAGCTCTACGAGTTCAGGGTTAAAAACTGGAATTTTTAGTTCGGCCCCTAACAAGCTGTTTGTCATGCGTAAATAACCAAGAGACAGGGGGTGAAGTGCCGGATCTTCCATGATTAGTGGGGCAAGAGTTTCGTAGAATGGAATATTTTCGTCTGAAACAATTTGTAGTGTTTTGAAGTCGTCAGCGATTTCGGCCGAGGAGAACTGTCCGATACGGGTAAGATCTGAGATTGCTCGTGCTCTAGCATCGCTTTCTTCAGAAGTATCTATCCTGGCTACTCGCATAGGAATAGCCCGTATTTTAACTGTATCTTTTAATTGCTCGCGTATAGATGCCGATACTCGTGCGACACCATCAATGTTCTGTCGGTTCAAAACAAAGCATAGTGCGACTATGTCTGGTAGCTGCATTGTGCATATGCCCGACACATCTGCAAATCCAGTTCTGCTATCTATGAATACAAAATCATAATTTTCTCTTGCCCACTCCTTCAAGCGCTCGAGGAGGTAGCCGCCAGCTCTTTCATTAAAGAAGTCTTGCCAGGAAAAAGCTGCTAGTGCCTCTTCATAACTTTTTGAGTCTGCTGAATTAATAGTGCGTGCACCGCTTCCGATGTAGTCTAGCTTGTTGAGCATTGGTGTCAGTTCAGGATCCGCTAGAGAATTGACACATCTTTCGAAAGGATTGGATTTAAAAAAACCTTCAATAAAAGTTTCTACGTTGTCTTCATCGGCTAGCGCAGCAATACTGCTGCTCCACTCCCATAGAAAATCAAGTACGCCAGGAGCGTCCTTCATTTCCCTAGCAGCAGTACCATCTAGTAATCCTCGAAAGTAGTATGCTAGGCCAGGAGCTTCAAGGTCCCAGTCCATCACAAGGACACGATAACCATTGGATGCTGCCAAAAATGCAGCGTTAGCAAGAGCCATTGTACGACCTACTCCACCTTTGTATGAGTAGAACGTAATGATCTTTCCGCTTTCTTGAGTTGTCACCCGGCTACCCTCGCGCCTAGAATGGCTAAGCCACGCATCTCAGGCTTTAAATGTCCTGTTAAAGAATTTAAAGAAACTGTTTTAACTGTTGAAACCTTTTGTGACATGTTGTAGCAGCCGAGCGCAGCCCTGGCCGCCGGTGTTAGAAAGTTTATTAGCACAGTACCCTCTCTTCGAAAATCTGCAATGCCAGCATCTCGAAGTTTTTTGAGGTTTCGGCTAATTGTCTCAGGAGTTAATTTTAATCTCTCTGCGAGCTCAACGCCTGAGCAATCCATATTTATTAATATATCTATGTACTTTGAATGAATATCTAATAAGCTGGAAAACTGTTCGCTTTCTCTCTTGTGTAATACTTGCCCAGCTAGTTTTGATGCAAAGCTTAGCTGTCCCAATGAATAAAGAATTCTTTGGGGTATAGGGGATGCATCAAACTGCATTAAAATAGAGCGTGCATCTGGGGAGTTTCTGAACATAAACTTATATAGGGTATCAATTTGTTCTGATAGCTTGGCTAAATCGTTTCTGTTTCCAGAAGAGAGTGCTACTTCTAATTTGTCAGCGACGATAGACACTGAGGTAGCATTTAGTGCGCCATCGATGAGAGTGAGTTCTTTTTCCAGATCTATGGACATACAGTTTCTCCTATGTTGAGCTAACTATAGACTCATTTGCAACATGCATCAATGATGCGTCAATGATGAGTTCCAATTCTGGAGTGGGCTGAGCTTGGAATTAGGTTTTTTAGTGTCCACTCGTCTTTATCTTGTTTTTTTTATTTCAATTGTTGGAAAAGTGTGCTAAGCGACTAAGATTTCGTGTTTTTTTACAGCTCATTATTCGGCTCCATATGGTTGACGGAGCCGCAGGCAAAGGCAGGTTTCGTTTGCACTGAAGTGTTTTATCAGGTGATCACAGATGCTTGCTTCGACTGGCTGGCTCCAGTTTGTAGTTACCCTGGAGTTGAGGTTCTATTTTACTGTTAGCAGGCAATTATTTTTTGGCGGCTTGTGTTTCATTTTGTAGGTTTAACAATCTCGCCAACCCGGCGGTAAACCTTCTTGGTGATCTCCTCAGTAGAGTGCCCCAGCAAGCGACTTGCGTGCGTAAGCTCGATTTCACTGGCTGCTTTGGGTCGGATATCTTTGAACTGAAACTGCCGAATGCTGGCTGCAAGTGCTGGATCACCATGTGTAGCAGCTTTGATTGCTGCTTTCTCCCGAGCATCGTCCCACCGGTTACGCAGCATCTGCTGGCTCATACGCAGCCCGGATGAGTTCGTAATAAGCGTCGACGTTTTAACTTCTTTGAGAGCTCTACGCTCCAGCAAGTCATTGATAAAGGTACTTAATCCCGATTGGATACCTGCATCCTCCAACCGAAGACGCAGGCGCTTTTCAGTTTTGCCCTGGCCAATTAGCAAAAAACCGTTGTTCAAGTCGGTCGCTGCAATCTTGAGCACATCCGCAGGACGCTGCCCAGTAAGGTATGCCAGGTCCATCGCATCCTTGAGTTCTTGTACTGCCTCAGAGTAAACCGCGTTCCATACTATTTCACCTGCGTAATAGTCCCGCGGTTTCTCTTTGTTTCGGCGAACGCCAAAGCAAGGGTTTGCTTTGTCTGTCAGGCCCCATTCTCGCGCGATTGTAAACGCGTGGGAGAGTAGGGCGATTTCCCGGTTTGCCCTGACCTTAGCTGTTCTGGCATCACGGTATTGGGCTACAACCTGGGGCGTAATCGATTCAATGGGGGCCTTCTCAAATACTTTTCTAAGCTGTTTGAGTTCCTTGTAGTTGTCGGACTGGGTGCGGATTGCCTTACCGGGAATGATCTCTTTTTCGTACCGATCAAACACGTAGGCCATGAGATGGTTGGGTTTAGGTGGCACTTTACACTCTAGCCGCGCCCATTCCACTTTGGCCTGATCGAGATCTGTACCTAGCGGTATTTCTTTCCGTTTACCGGCGGCATCCCTTCCGTTGTAGTAATAAGATACCCAGGTCTTTCCGGTCGTACCCTTCCGTATACGACGTATCATCCGCGGCGGAAGATCTCGGTTGGCAGAACTTCTTTGGCGCATGGATTAGCTTACCTTCGACAAGTCTAGCGTCCACGCTTCTGCCACCGCATTGACAGCGAAAGGTTGAACACCCGCCAGCTTCATTCGGGCATATACCCTGCCTACAATTGGGCGACGCGCACCAGTCAGGACAAACTCCCAGTGGTTGTTGGTCAGCCACTGGATATGTTTTGAAGGGATTTGGTAGCCCGTGATGGTGGCTAGCTCTTCGTCAGTTAGTGTTTCACTCTGAAGTTCCATCATCCAGCTCTCCTAAAATACTGGCTTTGTTGCCACGGATTATTCGCGAGCGCGTGCTGTGCGTGCATATGCTGTGTACCTATTTAAAACTGCCGCCGGGATCATTGGTGAGGGGCCAGCGGCAGAGTATTGCTGGGGGGGCTACTTACAAAGTGGCTTCGTACAACGGCACTTCATTGATGGCAGTTTGGATTTTGTCTCGCACAGCGTTGTAGGCTTCTTCAAGCACTTTGTCCGGGCGTACCAGCTCGAACCACATCATCAGGCGGCCGTCCTGGATGCGATAACGGAAGCGTGCTGGAACGCAGAACGCATCGCCGCCAAGAAAAGGTTTCACGCCAATGAAGAACTGCTCCGGAATGCGCAACTGCCCAGCTTCGCCTGCACGGCCGTCGATCTCTTCGTTATAGGTCAGTTGCACTTGGCCATTGTCGAGACGAGTGCCTTGGCGGAAGCTAATATTTTTCTTGGCTTCGAGGGTGCGACTGATTTCCAGCATGTCAGCTGCACCGGGGGCGTTTTGTTCGTTGGCAGGCTGAGTTATGTCCCACACGTTCTCTTCGATGAATTCGGCAAAGGTCGCTTGGTCCATTCGCTTGCGGTCGTTTTCCTTCCAGCGCCCCCACTCAACAGTGGTCGGGCAACGATAGGTCGCAACGTGTTCGCGCCATGCAGGGCTTTCTGGTTGGTGGTAATCGATAACCGCTGAGAAGGTTCGACCTTCTGGACCGTTACAGAAGACTGCAGTGGCAGAAGTGGCGAAGCGATTCACGTACTCAATGAGCGATTCAGCATCCAGAACGGTGAGCTTTTGCTTGGTGCGGGTGGGGGCAGGTAGCAGGTGCTCCAGGTTCTCGAGCGATACACCGTGCGGTACCAGCGCAATCGGCGCTGCCAGTCCTGGGTGGTCGACAGGTTTGCCAAGGGCTTGGGCCAGAGTGAACAGCTGTTGTAGGGCTTGTTGCATTGGATGTGCTCCAGTGGCTAGTGCAAGTGGTGAGAGGTGTTTACTGGCTGACTTGTCGCAGTACTTCGGGCTTGTCATCGTTCACCGTCCGAAGTGGAAGGTCCTGTTGGCGTGGATCACGACGGGTGAGGTTGCCTTCGGGGGTTAGGAAAAACAAAGACGTGCCACGCGAAAGGGCCGGTTCTTTGGCTTTTACGTCCGCTTTGATAGTCATCTGGCCGCTGCCATCAGGCTTGTAGGCGAGCTTGATCGTCAGCTCGCCTCCTTTGCCTGTTAAACGAATGGCGTCGATCAGGCTGTGCTGGGTCTCGCTAAGCTCATCCAGCAGGCCGCCGGCTTCGATGTCGCGCAGGGTGTCAATGAATGGACGTGACTTGCTCATGTGCTGTGCCTCATTGCGTTGGTTTTTGTAGGCCCGTGGATATCAAGGGGGACTTTGGCGGCTTGGCTAGGTGCCTGTGCATCTAGATAGGCCGCCAACATGTGCAAATACACCACTGGCTTTGCTCGGCTTGAGCGGTGTAGTCGCGTTACTTTCAGTGCGATGCGTCCGGCTTTGATTTCGCTGAGCAGGTAGCGATCAGTCCTGATGTGTGCGAAGTAGCGTTCGCGAACCGCCGTCAGACTGGGGCAAGGTGTGGCGAACTCCTTGCGCAGTTGATCGAGTGTGTCGCTCACGCTGGATCCTCCCCGTACCCATCCTGTGGGGGCAGCAACTTGAGGCGGATTAACTCGGTCAAGCCTTCTTTGGTCTTCCCCATCGCCGCGGCACAAATGTGCCCCTCGCTGTCGGCAATTACAGCGCCGTATGGGTATTCAGGGCAGCGGGTAGGGGTGACGTAAGCAGTCTGCCCGTCACTGATTACTGCATTTACGCAACGAAACACCTCGATCAGCTCAGCAGATGCCGCGGGAAGTGCCTCAAGCAGAGCAACAGCCTCTGCTGATGCCCCCATCATAGTGGCGCGACTGACGATGGCCGGGTTGTTGACGAAAATCGGGACCAGTTTCAAGGCGCCGATCGCTTGCGTGATGGCGTTCTGTTTCATGCGGCGGCGTCCTTTTTAGCAGGGGTCACGGTGATGCCCAGTTGCTTGCTTAACCAACTCACGCCGGGCTCTTTCACCATCACAACCGCGTAATAGCTGAAGGTGTTGATGTTCGCGTTCCAGCGACTGCGCGTGTCTACATACAGATAACCCTGGTCTCGGTGCTTGCTGGCCAGTTCACCGTTCTGGGTCAAAATGCCAAGCTCACGTAAGCGACTGCGGAAGGCGCGTGGTTTCAAGCCAAGTAGGGCGGCAGTAGCATCCAGGGTTCGGTTCATGTGACTGCTCCTTAAGCCGCTGCGCGAGCGCAAAGAGCATTGAAGATCTCGTCCAGTTGGCCGGTCATCTGCTCAATCGTTTCGTCGTTGTGCACCACGAAATCGTTGTCGTGTATGGCTATCCCGGTTTCGCTGATATGTGGGTTCACATCGGGTGCGCTTTCGCGTAGCAAATGAATGACCAGGCCGCCTTTCTCCCGAACGAAAGCCGCTTCGTTTTCGAAACGAAGATCGCTAATCACAAAGCCGGAGGCTGCTGTGTTGGTTTGCTCGAGGAATCCAAGATTTTGCTCGGCCAGAAGCAGCCACAGTTCTGGGTGCACCTGATTACGGCCCCACTCGGTGCCCATCGACTGCATCAGTTCGCGTGCGGAGCGTCCTAGCCAGGCGATTGGCTGTTCTTTGTGCTCGTCCTCAAAGTCACGTGGGCTAAGGTTGAGGATGGTTGTCAGGCCTTCACGCAGCGGGTCTGCGAATGCGTAGGTCTGGAGGTTGTGCGTGCAGACCAAGTGCTTGGCTGCGGTTGTTTTGCCCGTGCGTGCGCGGCCTGCCAATCCAATCAGTAACTTTTTCATGCTGCAGCACCTCCGAATGGGGAGGAGGTATCAGCAATCTGCGGAGTGAGTTCGATACGCCCTGGAGTGGTAATGATCGCCAGTCGGCCGGTGCGACGTTGAATAGCATCCACTGATGCTGGGTTAGTAGAGGCTGACGGATGGATGTATATCCGGCAGCGGATATGGCTGTGCTGTGTCGATGTCATGACTCGTTCTCTTGGTGAGAGGGGTGAGCCATAAATTAGTGATACTGATATAATTAGTCAACAGTAATGCTTATAAATTTATTTTCCAGGCAAAAAAAACCGCTGCAGAGAGCAGCGGCTTTTTCTTTCGGGGACTTCACAACAGAACTGAGTACCACCACACCTTACCTATGATCCGAATGTGATCTCTAACGTAAGACCCATCGTATCGCTCATCAGGGTACTCCTCAGTGTTGTAGCTTCGGAGTCGAAGTCCGAACCCTGGAAGGCTGTAGATCAGTTTGACCCGTAGCTGGCCATCATGATCAATAGCGTACATTTTTCCATCAATGATTTTTGTATCCGCCAGATTTACGCCCGCGGTGCTTCCATGAGGAAGTACTGGCTCCATGCTATTGCCGCTTACAGGAACGCATGCAGCAGAAGCGGGGTCGATATTTTTTCGCTGCAGGGTGCGCTTACCAAACCTCAGCTTTCTTCCGTTTTCTTCAAGCATGACTGTAGATCCATTACCTGCGGATAGCTCGACTTCCTTAAAGAACGGCAGCTCAACCTCATCAGCTCCAAGTGGAACCTCATCGTCCCAGACCTCGATTGGACTAATTTCGCTTCTGAATAAAGGGATCGCGGTTAAACCAGTCGGGTCTTGTGCCGGAGAGCTGCGGTCTAGAGCAAGTGAGCCTGATTGGCTCTTATGTACGTCATCTATGACGATAAAGCCTTCAGCTAACCGAGGGCTTACGTCAAAAGGATTGAATCCTAACGCCTTAGAAAACTTGAGCAGCGCGGGTAAATTGAGTGGGATCTTTCCATTCATATACTGGCTAACGACGCTTTGGCCAGACCACCCGCATTCCTCAGCAAGCTTTTCTTGGCTCAGATCGGGGTTCGCCTTCTTCCTATCTTGGTAGATAGCTTTCAAGCGCGCAGCTTCAGATTGAGTGACATCGGTAACGTTCTTCATCGGCCTACTTTATAAGCTCTGCTTATTTCCTCAAAACAGCTTTACGTCTTTTTTGCTTGCTCAAAAAAAGAAGTATCACTAATATCTCAGGCGCTGGACACATTTGAGGATTAGGTGGATGGCTGATGGGATTGGTACACCGCTTGTGAATTTCGCTGAAGGGAAAACCCAGCCAGAGCTGGCACTGCTTCTAGGGGTTTCTCAAAGCGCGATTTCACAAATGCTCAATTCGAATCGGGACATCCGAATATTGATTGAGCAAGGACTCGATTACAAAGCAATTGAACTGCGTCCGATCGGGCGCCGCAGTAAAGCAAAAAAGACATAAAGGTGCTGGACCGGAGCCTCTCACCAAAGATCCTCCGGTCCAGCTACGACGATACACAGCACATGTACATCGGTCGTGGTCGTAGGATAGGGCGTGCCCTGTTTTATGGCTACACCGTAAAAGGGGTTTTTACGGTTATGAGTCGCATCGATCTATTACCGGACGCTGGTCCGGTGCTTTCATTGCGTCACGCGCTCTACCGCGCAGGACGTTCCTACAAGGGTGGTGTCACCGCACTTGCATTCGCAATGGTGATCGACAACGACTCCCTGCAGAAGAAACTCAAACTCGACGAAGAGCGCCGCTGGCTGACACCGGATGAGCTGGAAGAGGTGATTCGCCTCACGGCTGATCCGCGTTTGCTCGACGCCTTAGTACGCCCAGCCGGGGCCGTTTGGTACAAGCCAACGCCAGTGCCTGCCACAAAAGAAGCGTTGAAGGCGGTAGGCAAGTTGCTTCACGAATCTGGCGAGTTTGTGTCTTGTATGCACGACGGTGTGGCCGACGCAGTTTGGGAGTCGCACGAAGTCGCCATTCTTGAGAAGCGTGGCATGGACGTTATCCGCGAGGTACTGGGCATTATGGCCGGCGCACGCCAGGCAATGGAGGATCGCGATAATGGCTGACATCGTTGATCTGGCTAATGACTATGCGGATGAGTTTTTACAGCGCGCTTTGGAGCAACGTCAGCGTGCTTCAGCATCCGCGGTCAGTGCATCAATCTGTGTTGATTGCCATGAGCCGATACCAGTTCTCCGCCAGGAGAAGGTCAAAGGCTGCCAAACCTGCGTCAGTTGCCAAGAGTTTCGGGAGCGCCGCAGATGACCGATCGTTTTCACGCTGTGCCTATGGCGACATGGGCACGACGCTACATCGACACCTTCAAGCTGGCACTTGTTGCCATCGAGCCGGGGGAGAAAGCTCCCAAAGGGTTGGGCTGGAATAAGCCCGGTGGTTACATCACTGATGCACAGGCTGCCGAAGCCTTCTGGTCTGCGAATCCAACGCACAACCTTGGCGTGGTCTTAGGGCCGAGCCGTGTGTGCTCGTTAGACGTTGATGATGTCCAGTGGACACGCCACGTCTTGTACGAGTTGCTCGGCCTGGACTTGGACGCAATGGCGCTGGTGTACCCGACAGTAGTCGGTAACCCAGCGCGTTTTCGTATCCTGTTCCAGTTGCCGGATGGAATAGACCTCACGCGTCATTCGCTTGCATGGCCCAACGAAAACGACCCTGATGGGTCGATTTTTAAAGGTCTGATCGAGAAAGCCAAAGCGGCAAAAGAAGCAGGCGATTTGGACAGTGAAGCGGCTGCACGTGCCGAGGCAGAGCCCTACAAGCGGTTCACGGTTTTCGAGTTGCGCGCAGGCTTGGTGCAAGACGTATTGCCACCTTCAATTCATCCCGGTACCGGTAAACCGTATACCTGGCGCACACCACCCTCCGCTGATGGCCTGCCGGTGTTGACCACCGACCTGCTGGCCATTTGGCAAAACTGGGACATTTTCAAACGTGATGCCGAGGCTGCTTGCCCTTGGGCGCCGAAGGCTGAAAAGGTCAAACCAAAGTCGAGCAAGTCGCCTACCCAGGTAACTGGCAATCGGCCTTCGGTGATTGATGAATTCAACCGCAGTCATGATGTTGAAGAATTACTGCGCACTCACGGGTACATCAAGCGCGGCAATAAATGGCTTTATCCGCAAAGCAGCACGGGCTTACCGGGTATCACCATCACCGATGGCAAGCTGTATTCGCACCACGGCGCAGATCCATTGGCCAATGGTCACCAGAACGATGCGTTTGAGGTGTTCTGCTTGCTCGAGCACGGCGGTGATCAGTCCAAAGCGGTTAAAGATGCTGCACGCATGTTGGGTATGCAGCAGTCGCCCCGGCCATCCCCGGCGGATCTTCCCCCGACCCCATCTGAGGATGCCAGCGGGCCGGGCGAATCCGTATCCGCCGTTGAGGCTCCTGCACCTGAGGGGGGCGGGGGGAGTGATTGGACGCCGGACCGAATCTTTCAGCGCTTCGCTTTGATTGAAGGCAAGACTGCCGTTTTCGACATGTTCAGGCGCGTCATTATCAAAAAACCTGCGTTTGAATTGTTGGTCACCAAAGCGCTGGCCAAAGACTGGTTTGAGTCGACACAGAAAAAGGTCATCGCCGATGACATGGCGGAGCGCCAAGCCAGCAAAGCCAAAGCAGAGGCCAAGTTCAAGCAGGTATCAGGGGAGGGCATGAGCCCGACCGAACGCTATGTCTATATAGACGGTACCAAAGACTCCTGGGACATTAAATGCCGCCGTCGAGTCCCCGAAGGTGCTATGCGTATGGCGTTGGGCGATGCCTATGGCATGTGGTTGAACAGTCCTGATCGGCGCACCGTGGACATGCAGCACATTGTGTTCGATCCACGTATGACCAAAGACCCGGAGGTGTACATCAATACCTTTGAGGGGCTGCCTTTGATCCCGATCGATGCACCTAACAAGTGCCGCACCTTGCGCTCGCTGTTTAGTTTTTTGTGCAACCACGACGAAGCGGCAACTGATTGGTTGATCAAGTGGTTGGCATACCCGCTGCAAAACATCGGCGCCAAGATGGACACAGCCGTGTTGCTGCACTCGACCATGGAAGGCAGCGGCAAGAGTTTGTTGCTCAGCGACATCATGGGCGCGATCTATGGCGAATACGCGGCCACAGTCGGGCAGTCACAACTGGAGTCGAGCTGGACGGTATGGCAGTCAAACAAGCTGTATGGCGTGTTCGAGGAAGTGGTTAGCCGTGACCAGCGTTACAACCAGGTGGGCAAGATCAAACATATGGTCACCGGCAAGACGGTGCGTATGGAGTCCAAGTTTGTGAATGGCTGGGAGGAAGCCAACCATATGAATGCGGTGTTCCTCTCCAACGAAATCATGCCCTGGCCCATTGGCGAAAATGACCGCCGGATGTTGGTGGTGTGGCCCAAGGAGACACTGGGGCCTGAAGAGCAGGAGAGGGTGAAGTACGAGCTGGCCAATGATGGCATCCCGGCGCTTTATGAATACCTGCTCAGTTATGACTTGGGGGACTTCGATCAGCGTACCCGGCCGCCCAACACCGAAGCCCGCCAACGCTTGGTGGATTTGAGTATGGCCAGTTGGCAAACCTTTCTACGTGAATGGCGTAATGGCCTGCTGGGAGCACCATTTAGCGTGTGCGTCAGCAGTGATCTATACGCGTTGTTTTTGGAATGGTGCCACCGCAACAAGGAACACACCTTAAGTTATACCAAGTTCAGCGGATTCATTTCCACCGAAGTGGACAAGATTCAGGGCAAGCCCTGGATGGATGGCTCGCGGCGATCCTTTGGTACGTTCTTCTTCCCCTGGGCTGGCATCGATCCAGCACCTTCCCCACCCCCATCTGTGACAGCGGCCGGGCTCGGTGAGGCGGTCGTTACCTGGCGCGAAGCAGCCAAGACCGGAGGCTGGAGTGTGGGCAGTTGGGAGCACGTCAAATTCGGGCAACGACAGGACAGTGCAGCATGACGACTCATTGTGTGTGGGGTGTGTTGACGGTGTGGTGGGTTTTTACCCTCAACCTGACACAGCTACAGGCCACGTCTTTTAAGGCTTTCGGGGTCAGTGTGTCAGGTGTGCTGGGTTTCTCACACATGCGGGCGTATGTGCATGCTCAACAAACCAAAGACTGATGCTTATTAATTATTTCTCGTACGTGAGAAGAAACCCAACACACCTGACACACCCAACACATAGAGCGTTAAGAGTATGTTTTTAAAGGATTTTAAGTGTGTTGGGTGTGTGTCGGGTTGGCTGTTTTCTGTGTCGGGTTGGGTTTTCAGGGGGGAGATGAGGATGATTCAAGAAATCGAAGAGCTTATGCAGCACTGGGGCGAGCAGCACTGCTACGTTGGAGAGGCAGGTGGTTTGGGTAGCCCGATGGCCACGATCATGCAATACGGCGGGTGCGCCCCTCGGGGTACGGCCGGTTCGCGGGATCTGTTGGTGGGAGCGGGAGCAGGCATGGATCACATTGCCAGCGAAGTGGCGGCGGCAGTGGCCGAGTTGGATCGCCAGTCAACCAAAGGCAAGCAATTGGCCCAGCTGGCCCGACTGCGTTACCTGCATCAACCAGCGATGTCACGGCGTGAACAGATGCGACTCCTCGACATCACCGAAGGGGCAGACCAAACGTATCGCAACTGGGTTAAACGTCTGCATCAACAAGTGATGTTGATCCTTACCGTTCGAAGCGGTACCACTCGAGGCTACACCCGGCGCAGCGGCCACCAGGAAACCAATCTGACGCGTGCAACCGTGCTGAGCAAAGCAGGTTAAGCGCTGACCGTTTGTCGGGGTGACTTACCTCAAACCTGCGTCAAAGATGCGTCAAAGTGAGTAGAGCAGAATGACCGAAAATCCCCACTTTTCGGTTTTACCGAACAGGGGTAAAACGTACCCACGATATGAATTCTGCGCCTAGGCGCTCCCCGAGCACGTGCTGTGCACCTCGCCCTGGCATACACCAGCGCACTGAAAACCCTGCCCACCCCGGCGGGGTTTTCTTTTTTCAGCACCACGCGCCGCTCTTTGATTGAGGTCATACATGACAACAGAGCAACAAGCGTTAGCTGATATGCCGATCTGGCTAGTGATCGCACTGTCCTTGATCGGCGGCGTGTCGGGCGAGATGTGGCGAGCGGACAAAGATGGTGCTCGGGGTTGGTCCTTGGTCCGGCGGTTGGCCTTGCGGTCAGGTGCCTGCATCGGATGCGGGCTGTCCACGATGATGCTGCTGCATGCCAATGGTGTGTCGATCTGGGCGTCATCGGCGGTGGGATGCCTCACGGCAATGGCCGGGGCGGACGTCGCTATCGGCCTTTACGAGCGCTGGGCCGCAAAACGCCTCGGGGTTTGTGAAATTCCTCCTCGTCCTGACCAATCAGAATAATTCTTATCTCTCAGAACTTGCCGGGGACCCTGGGGAATATCCACGGGTACGGGGCAGGAAACCCGCGGGAAAG